CCCTCATATTCTTCCTTTTCCGATTTCTACCTCTTGGTTTTGCTCTTGGCTTTGCTCTTGGTTTTCGCTTTGGCTGTTTTCGGAATCGCTATTCTGATTTGGAAAGGGTATCCTCTCGCCTTCGCGGTTGAAGAGAGAGCGAGTAACGACTGGTTTGTTTAATCCCAAGCTGTAACTGGCCTCGCAGATAATCAGATATCCGCATCGGCAACGCTCAACCCATTTTATGCCGTTTCCGGTTCGCTGTTGCGACCCGTTCAACGTCCTAAAATTATGAGTATGTCTATGCATTGCTGACTGATTTGCTATTTCTCTCACTGATTTATCCTCTGTTTTTTTGGTCGTAGGTGTGGCCATACCTTCCTCTGGTTTCCTTTCCGCGGGGAGGGCTGGAAATTATCCGACAGATGGCTGGCGCTTGATTCGCGGGCGGCTCGCTCTGTTGTGCTATTCCCGCCGACGTTATTTTATCTGAGCGGAATTCCTAGTTCCGCCGAATGGGCGGCCAGTCGGCCCAAAGAAAAAACCCGGCAAGGTCTAGGCGTGTTGCAACAAGCGCGCGCTGTTCCATTTGCCGGGTCGGTTTGTGTTTCCACATTCCCCTTTTACCATTCATTCTCCGGCTTGTCAATAGGGACCCAACAATCGCCATTTCAAAATAACGATTGTATGGCCTCAAATGCTTTCGATTCTAGGCCCCTGTTTTCTGATTTTGATAACTCTATACCTCTTAACTTGTCAACTCGCCCTAGGCCCATTATACTGCCATTAATGCCCAATCTGGGCCTTTCGGCCAATTCTTATCATATTATCCCATTTATCATGTTTTATCTTGCATTACTTCATTATCATGTTATAATTAATCATGCCAAAAGAAATTGATCGTAAATCGAAAGGAGTTATCAAAATGTATCGACTAACCCAGTATAGAGTTTCGCTCGTCAAAGATTCGGCGGAATTAAAAGAAGGTTCAAAAAAAATCCAGCTCCCGGAAGATATCGCCGCTATAGCTTCCGACCTCAAGTTGCTAGACCGTGAGCAACTACGAGTCTATTTCTTGGATGCACGACGGAATTTAATCGGCTGGGAGGTTATCTCAATCGGAACCCTGACGGCTTCTCTTGCTCATCCAAGAGAAATTTTCAAAGGAGCTTGCTTGTCAAATTCTTCGGGGATCATCCTCGTCCATAATCATCCGTCGGGAGAATGTTCGCCTTCCAATGAAGATTGCATATTGACGAAAAGAATATCTGAGGCCGGGAGGATCATGGGGATTGAACTGATCGACCATATCGTCATTGCGGAAAATGGTTTTTACAGTTTAAAAAATGCAGGGCTTCTATAACGACAAGGGGGAATAAAATGAAATACAAAACTTACGGGCAAGAAATGCGGGAAAAGTACCCGGATCGACCATGGGGCACCAGGCCATCATGGGAGCTTCAAAATATGAAAAAGGCGCTTTCAATGCTGACCTTTTTCAATACGGCCGAAGAGGATCAGCGTTTAGTCGAAGTTACGCAGGAATTAAAACTCAGAAATAAGGGGGAATCAAATGATAATCCAAGACGATAGAACGCCAGAGGAAAAGAAAACGCATTGGTGGGGGATCGTTTCCCGCGACAAGTTTCTGTCTGGCTGGGGCGGGGCGATAGGAGGCGTTTCCCGTTGCGCCTGGGCCTGTCATCCTGCCGTAAACACGGACCAGGTTTTCGACTGGGTAAAATCCAGATCGGATATGCGTTACGTCAACTTGGTGGACCTTAACACCTACAGACCGCCAAGAGGAACGGCGCATTTTCATATATACGTTTGCGGGGTAGACCACCCCGCAACAAGATAAAAACGGAGGCGAATAGAATGAAATCCTATATCGTGCTAGGTCTGTTTATCATGGTAATCTTTATCGCCGGGTTTTGTGTGGGTAGAACGTCAAGCCTTGGCGATAACTACGGGGAAGTTTGGGCGGCCGGTTACGACGCGGCCTATGAAGAACTGAAAGGGGCGATAAAATGAATAACGATCAGTGTAAAAAATGCCGTTCATGGGTAGAGGTGCAGGACGGCCAGTGTGTCGACTGTCGACCCGTATGGGATGAGCACCATTGCCAGCTCTGCGGCCAGCCTGTGGACCTTCCATCTATCACTGGCTTGAATTGCACCTGCTGTTATCTGACAAAATTAGACGCCGATCAGGAAGATTTCCTGACGAAAATTCGTGTCCACGGGGTGATCTGATATGAGAATAACAACTTCCGAGAAATATAATCATTCGGAATGCTTCGCCGCTGAGTGCAAACGGAACTATTGCGCCGTCCACCGCCTCCTGTGGCGCGATTGTCAAACGGCCAAGATCACAAGCGGCGGAGACTCTGACGTTATCGATGGCGAATTCCATGAATATGAGCCCGGCGATTGCCCAAAATGCGAACGGGATCAGCGCTTCAAAGATTGGTGGCAATCAATCAATCCTTGACAAGAACATTATAACTTTGTAGTTTGTCAAAACAATTCAACGGAGGTTGATAATATGACAAAACAGAAGCTTGATAACAAATGGACCACGATCCCGATCGCCATCGGAAACCCCGACACGGCGCCGGCTCGGCGCGCCGCTTATCTCAGGGCGGCAGAGGAGGCGGGCTACAAATCTTTCAGCGCATGGGCCCGCTTGTGCCTAGATTCCGCGGCGAGGTATGCGGATCCCGTAAAACTGGAATCCCCCCCTAAAACTTCAAGCATGGGGCCCGCCGATGCAAACCCGGCGGCTTAGCCAACACTGGGCCGGAGCCTTGGTCTGCTCTTTGTTGGACGCCAAGGAAAACCCCGATAACTTGTTTTTCCAGTGCCGCGCTGTTCTGGCGAGGGCCGAAATGGAGATCAACCTTGCAATCGAAAGAGTTCAGGACAGAAAGAAGCTATCGGACGGATGAGCTTCTAGCCCAACTGGACTTCATGGAGCGCACAAGGTCCGAGCTGGCGGAAGAAGAGACGAAGCTGGCGAACCGAATCCAATACGTCATCGTGGAACAGGAAAGAATCAGAGCACTAGTGGTTCTTATCGAGAAAGAGCTAGAGGTCCATCTTGAGCCAAAAAGAAGATCTTCTTAATCTCTTCAGGCGAAATGGGAACAAGCTCTCTCTCTGCCAGATCCTGAACACGACGCTGGCCGCCGAGTACCGCGCCAGGATGTCGGAAGCAAGGCGGGACGGAATGACGATCACTTTTAAAAGAGGCAAAACGCCGTCCGACAACGAATACCGTCTATATGAACCGGAGAAAAACGGGCAATTGACCCTCGCGTAGCATGGGGCTTGACAAAATCTAAAATGAAATCCACAATTGAAAAATGCGCGTCAGCTATTCCCGACGAAAATTTATCCCTCGCCGCGACAACGGCTGGCGCGCAAACCTTCCAAGTCCGGCGAGGGCCTATTTATGGCCGTAGAGTTATCGAGGGGGTATTTAATGATCCCGCGTGACTTAACAGAACAACTTTTTCAACTTCCAGAATCAGACTTCAAGGTTTTCCATTGGCTCTACTTCAGGGCTTCGTACAGGGACGGCGCAATCACGGATAGGGGAGAAATTAAGACCAGTATTGATAAAGTTGCAGAGGGCACGGGGTTTAGCTTTAAAAGGGCACGACTTTCTCTAGAACGGCTTGAAAAGGTGCAGTTGATAACAAGAAAAAGGGCAGACAAAGGGCAATCGATTCGCATTGTAGATTATGATAAATACAACGATCCGACTTCATATTTGGCAATCAGAACGCAAATAAAGGGCAATGAAAGGGCAAATGGAGGGCAATCAGAGGGCACGCAAAGGGCAACATTAGAAGAAGTAAGAAAGAAAGAAAGAAAAAAAGAAGTTGTTTTCGCTTCGCTTCAAAAAAAAGACGGGGAAACGACAACTACAACGTCAACACCGGCTATAGGAACGACAAACGACAACAGCAATATACCTGACGGCGACTTGGATGTTGATGACCCATTTACAGATTTTCTGAAAAAGCATCCAAAGGGAGGGTCCAATGGCTCATAGGTTCATTGATATAAACGAAATCCCAAGAAAAGCAAACTCGAAAGCAGGGGAAATAGAAAACGCCATTATCAAGCTGGCGGAGGTCATATCGCTGGGGAAGGCGGCAAGGATCGATTGCGAGAAGATCGGGCGGAAGCCTTTGACCCTTTATTCGATCATCAGAAAACTCATCAAGTCTGGAGAGTTGCCGGGCGTTGAGTTCGTCTCAAGAAATAAATGCCAAGACCTCTACCTGAGTCGTAAGGCGGCCGGATGATGTGGAGCGCGGAATACCTGAAAGTGAAAGACGAGAAAAACAGGATCATCAAGTGCGACAAGTTCCAGAAAATGTTTGATGCGGCATTCCCGGAGCCCGACGTGAGGTGGTTGCACGGGGACGGTGGGTTGAAGTGCCACCAGGACCAGGCTATCGCCCATATCCAGTGGCTCGACGAGCGATGGAAAAGACTCAAAATCTTTGTTTCCTCTGGGGGTAAGACTATCACCGAAAGGCGGGAATATGACCGTCGAAAACATGGATGACGCCCTCGATCTTGAGAGCATGGGAATCACCATCGAAGGGTTGCAGATAAAAGAAATAAAAAAGATCATCGAGTGGTACAAGTCGAAAACGGGAGACATTGATTTAGAAAAAATAGATTCGTTCTGCCGGTAACAAGGGGGATCAATGCCATTCTTCACGCCAACGATTATATTTTCATAGACGATAGAATCGCGATAACCGGCAAAAAATGGACACTAAAAGAAATAGTAGACGATACCTACGGGCCCATATACGAAATGGGGCAACTTATGAGGCTCGCGGAGGACATAGCCTTTGGACGCCACACAAGCTGACGAAATCTCCGACATCGAGGCGATGGGTCTAACCGTGGATGGGATGACGGTGGAGCAGATCAGGAAACTGTGGGATTACTACGCTGGATTAACAAAAGACGTTGATCTGGAGAGAATTGACTACTACGTGAAATAGGGAGGTCAACAATGACGATGGCAATATCCGTAGGAAAAACAATCGCGCTCGTCGATGATGAGGACTATCCTCTGCTTTCGAGGCATAAATGGTGGCCTTGCCGTGGGCCAAATGCAACATACGCACAGACAACATTTGAGGGGAGTCGAAAACCGAGAACGACACTAACGATGCAACGATTGATTATTGACGGGTTCAGGAAATGCGTCATCGACCATCGAAACAGGGATGGACTTGATAACAGAAAGTCCAATCTTCGCTTAGTTTCCAAGGGTGCGAACTATCTGAACAGAAAGATATCGAAAGTCGGGGAAACATCGCGCTACCGAGGCGTGTATTGGGTAAAACGAAGAAGCATATGGTGTGCGAGAGTTTTCAAAAACAGGAGAGCGTTTTATCGCGGGGATTTCGAAACGGAGATTGACGCAGCGAAAGCCTACGACAACGCTGTTATTAGAGCCTTCGGAAATGTTGCGCTGACAAATTTTGGAGGGAATCCCAATGCTTAAAAAATCTGAGAATAATTTTGCATTCCTGAAAATGGGAATCCTCGGATTTCCAAAAAGCGGCAAGACGTTTACGGCCAGCCAAGTCGCCGTCGGTTTGGCGAAACATATCCAAAGCAAAAAGCCGATAGCATATCTCGATACGGAGGCGGGGCATACCTTCGTGCGCCCGATCTTCGAGGCCGATGGGCTAAGCATCATCGTTGACAACTCTCGGGCCTTCAATGATCTGGTTAAGAACATTGACCAAGCGGAGAAGGAATGCGATATCTGCGTGATAGATTCAGTAACTCATTTCTGGCAGGACGTTGTTCGGAGTTACCAAATCAAGCGCAACATCGAACGCCTGACGCTCAAGGATTGGATGCCGATAAAACAGGAATGGCGGGAGTTCTCGGACAGGTTCCTGAATTCAAAACTCCACATCATCATGTGCGGAAGGGCAGGGTACGAGTTTGATTTCAAAGAGGACGACGAAGGGTTCAAAGAGTTAGTCAAGACGGGGACAAAGATGAAGGTCGAGTCCGATCTTGGCTATGAGCCGAGTCTGCTTGTCGAAATGGAACGAATACGCGAAGAAAAGTTTATGAAGCATCGGGCGTGGATCATCGGGGACCGGGCGTGGCAATTGGACGGGAAATTCTTTGACAACCCGACGTTCGAGACGTTTCTCCCCCACATCGAACGGCTGAACCTTGGCGGCAAGCACGATGGCGTGGACCTGACGCGGAACTCAACCGCCCTGTTCGACACGCCGCAATCGAAATCCTACGAATACAAACGCCGGGAGATAGCCCTTGAGGAGATTAAGCAGGAGTTGATCCTGCAATACCCCGGACGGTCGGATGCCGATAAACAGAAGGTGATCCGGTTGCTTAAGGGCCTGTTTGGGACGGCGGCGACCTCAGCCCTAGAGCAACTGCAAGCCGACAAGCTGGAAGCGGGGCTCAAGACAATCCGAGAAACCGCCAAAAGCGCGGAAGAACATAAAGATACGGAGGTCAAAGAAGATGATTGAGAAAACAAGTTTTGAAGGCCGGTCGCTGTTCCCGCAATCGAAGGCGCTGGTGTTCACCATCGACGCGCCCGTCGAGAAACGGAAAACTCCCAACGGGTACCCCTATTACCTGTTCAAGACTTCGACGGTCGCTGGCGGCCAGAGGAAGAAGATGACCAAGGCTGTGATGTGTTTTCTGTCCAAACCCCTGCTGATGGCGTTGGGGTTCAAGCCCGACGAGGCCGGGGATATTCTATGGGACCGCGAAACGGTTGTCGGGCAACAGTTCGTGGCCGACGTGATCCATGTCCCCGACAAAAAGACAGGGGATATGCGGGATCAGTGGGCGAATTTCAGGCCCGTTGGAGGGGCAGAGGAAGACAGTCCCATACCATTCTGATGTGGGTATATTTGGCTAAATCATGTACGGACTCGACCTCTTCAGCGGTATCGGAGGAATCACCCTCTCCCTGCAAGGGTACGTTCGGCCCGTCGCCTACTGTGAAAACGACCGATACGCTCAATGTGTATTACTGTCAAGAATGTCAGATCGATCACTTCCACTCGCTCCGATATGGGATGACGTACGAACGTTGCATGGCTCTATGTTACCGCCCGTGGACATCATCTACGGAGGCTTCCCCTGCCAGGACATTTCAGTCGCAGGACGCGGAGAAGGCTTGGGAGGAGAGCGTAGCGGACTATTTTTCGAGATCATCAGGCTCGTTGGCGAGATTCGACCGAGATTCGTGTTTTTGGAGAACGTCGCAGCGATTACTGTTCGAGGAGCAGAGCGAGTCGTTGGCGAGCTTTGCCGCCTACGGTATGACTGTCGATGGGGTATTTTATCCGCTGCGGACGTGGGAGCGAACCACCGAAGAGCCCGATGGTGGTTACTGGCCCACGCCATGCCTCCCGAACAACGGAGGGACAAACGGAAAAACGAAGCTGAAAAAGATGTTACGGAGAACTCCCGACGCAAACATGGGGGAGCGCGGGGCCAAATCAAAGGAACTATTCCAAGAATCGTTGAGGACATCGAAACACGCAGTAACTATAAACGATCAGATTCGATGGAGCACGCCGACGGCTCGGGATTGGAAAGGCTACACGCTGAGGAACGGCGGATCAATTTGCAATCAACTGAAGAATTTATACGGTCGTGGTGGGAAACCGAACCCAGATTGGATCGAGTGGGTTATGGGATACCAAACCAAGTGGACCGCCTTAGAGGACTGGGCAACAGCGTGGTTCCAGCCCAAGCGCGGGAAGCGTTTGAAAGGCTCCTCGGGATCAAGTAATGCCTAAGTCGGAGTCGTGGAAAGAAGTCGTCGCGTACGTAAGCCAAGAGTGGGAGAAGAAAAAAGGGAGGCGGTATCCGTTCATGGGGAAAGATTTGAAACATCTTAAGTTGCTCTGCGGGATATTTACCGCCGCAGAAGTCATGGCTCTCTACGACGTCTACTTGAAGCGTAGCCCTTATTGGGGCAAGCTGACGGGGTGGAACATCACGGGGTTGATGACTGAGCGCACGATCTTGATTGACGACGCTGAGTTTAAGACGAGGGTCAGGGATCACGAGGAGCAGTTGCTTTTGAAATCTCCTCGGCAGGTAGCGATGGAATTCGGGTTATAGGAGGTAGCGAATGGGGATCACCATTATCGTGATGGGGACCAAGAAGAAAATCATATGGGAAACTGATGTCGATCACCTCCTGATCATTGATGAAAAAGCAATAGGGAATCAAATCGTTTCAATGGCGCAGGAAATTGAAGAAATGGATAAATCGAAATGAACATCGAATCACTTCTCTAGGAGGCGTCAATGCCGTTATTCTCGACGAAATGCCAAAGATGCGAACAGAATGAGGCTAGGATCGCGAGCATAGAGCGGGTGATAAATAATATTCCCAATCAGGCAGTTTTAACGATGAACATTGAATGGGCGTTGACCGAAAAATGGCAGAAAGGAGATATCCCGGATAGCGTGATTTCTTCTATTGTCCAAAAAATAAACTCGGTGCAGTTGCGAACGAAATGACCGATCCGAACGACCCGGCATTTAACGCTTATTCGACAGATCATCTACGGGTGATCGGTTTGACCAAACGCGAATACTTCGCGGCGATGGCGATGTGCGGAGCATTGGCAAATACGCACATGAGCATCGACTCGCACCCATCGATTTACGCGGTGAAGTCTGTAGCGTTTGCTGACGCCCTCATCGCCGAACTCAACAAACCGAAGGAGTCGAAGGAGTGACCGCCCTCGAATCCCTGCTCTCCCCCCGCTTCCTCACTCTCGGCGAGTACGGGCTCGTGATCCTGCTCTCTGCGACTGCTGGATTTCTTATCGGGACATGGGTGGCGGCGTGGTTTTGCGAACTAAAAATAAAACAGGAGACTGAAAAATGAAAACGCAACTCATAGAGAAATTGCTTGAGAAAGCCTTGGAGTCTGACGGAGCCTCGTCGTCCGATTGTCCGTTCGAGATCGGCGACGCCTACCTGATCCGGACCGTGACGTATCACGTCTTGGGACGAGTCAAAGCAATCAAGGGCAATTTTCTTGTCCTGGATGAAGCGTCTTGGGTGGCCGATTCCGGTAGGTTCAGTGTTGCGTTCGAGAAGGGTGAACTGAATGAAGTCGAGTATATCGGGAAAGCCTTTGTTTCCATTACGGCTATTGTTGACGCATACCCATGGGAAAAGAAGTGCCCGAAAGAAACGAAATAGAAGGCTGACATGACGAGCGTACTCGGTAACATCAATACGCTTTTTTTGTCGGGGTCGGGGTCGAGGTCGGGGTCGAGGTCGAGGTCGAGGTCGAGGTTGTGGTCGAGGTCGGGGTCGAGGTTGTGGTTGGGGCCGGGGTCGTGGTCGTGGTCGGGGTCGAGGTCGGGGTCGAGGTCGGCGTCGAGGTCGGCGTCGAGGTCGGGGTTGTGGTCGAGGTCGGGGTCGAGGTTGTGGTCGGGGTCGGCGTCGAGGTTGTGAGTCTTTGCGATTGGAGGAATAAATGGAACTGACAGAAGAATGGTTGAAAGAAAAAGGCGCGTGTGCAGATGGAGTCGATTGGTTTAAGTCTCAGAAGATGAGAGAAGCGATCCCAGTTCTCTGCGCCCTCATTGCAGAAAACAAACTCGATTGGGCGAACTGGACCATAATCCGCGTCATGTCTCGCCCGCAGTGTTTGGCTTACGCCATTTATGCGGCTGAGAATGTAATTGAAATATTCGAGAAAAAGTATCCGAACGACGAACGCCCTCGAAAAGCAATAGAGGCGGCCAAGAAGGTACTAGCGAATGACACGAAAGAAACGAGGAGTCCCGCCTACGCCGCCGCCTACGCCGCCTACGCCGTCGCCGACGCCGCCGAAGCCTACGCCGCCGACGCCGCCGCCTACGCCGCCGCCTACGCCGCCGACGCCGCCTACGCCGCCGCCTACGCCGCCACCTACGCCTACGCCGCCGCCTACGCCGCCGACGCCGCCTACGCCGCCGCCTACGCCGCCACCTACGCCTACGCCGCCGACGCCGCCGCCGACGCCGCCGAAAAAAGAGAAATAAAACTCCGCATCTTGAACTATGGCTTATCGTTACTGGAGGAATAGGAGATGACCCGATGGCTCTTTCTGATGGCCCTTGTCGCCGTCTCAACCTCGTCAATCACCGCCGATTCCCTCAATCTCGGTGCTTGCGACAAGTGCGCCCAACCGATCGTCAGGTGTGACCAATGGCCGGAGAAAGTGATCCACGCCGAAAGGTGCTTCTGCACCAAGGGGCACGTGACGTACAGGGTGAAATGACCGCCCTCTACCTCATCGCGGCTTTGGCCGTCCCCTCGCCCCATTTCCACCTGGCGATATATTCCAACCATGCCAAGAACGCCCGTTTCTTCGTGACGAGCTACCACGAAGTCATAGGACAAGTTGAAGCGTCTCCGACAAGGCTTCCGTTCCGAGACAAGACATTCTCCGAAATCGACTGGATCGCGAACCTCCCCGCGCCATCCATGAATCAGTTCGGGTGGCTCGTAGAAGCGGACAGGGTTCTCGTCGATTCCGGGGAACTGGTATTCATTGAATCTCACCTCCCGATCTGGCCGCTGGCATTGCAGTTCGTGAAATGGAAAAGGAAATGGGATCGCTTGGAGAAAATAGCGGGGTATGAGAGGTGGATCAAATGCGAGGCGTGAAAGAAGATTTCGACTGGCAAAACGCGATGATTGAACTGACCGCAGACCGCGACCGATTGGCAAAAGAAAACAAACGCCTGAACGACGCTTTCGCTTGTATGGAGGAGGCAAAGGATGAATTCGTTACCGAAGCCGACCGATGGCGGAGGATGGCGGGGAGGTTGGCGTGTAAGTTAAGGGAGGCGATCGGGAAGTTATTCGAGTTTTATGTCTGTTGGAGCGACGGACAGCCGGGCTGTTTCTGTTCGGACGAAAATCCGAAACGCTCAATGCGAGCCATGCAGGAAGCTATTGATGCCTTCGAGAGGATAAAGAATGTTAAGCGAAGTGATATCAACACTCTTTGAGTGGGCTCTCAACTTCCTCTGCATGGTGATCGTCAAACCCTGCGAATGGGTGTGCGGGATGAGGGGACACCGTAGGGTCAAGACGAACTGGGGGCTGATGTGCCAGAGGTGCTTCAAGGATCTGGAGGAGAGATGACAAGCAACTATTTCTGGAAAGCCTTCGATCTGGACCCTGTACCCGAGTACCGATTCGCCCCGCCGCGCAAATGGAGGTTCGACTACGCCTTCCCTGAATACCGGATAGCGGTTGAAATCGACGGCGGAATTTGGACGAGGGGACGGCACACTCGTGGATTAGGCTACTTAAAAGACATGGAAAAATTTAACGAAGCCGGGAAGCTCGGATGGCGCGTTTTTAGGTTCACTCCTCAGCAATTCGGGAAGGGAATCGCCCAGTCGTTCGTAGCGGAGGTCATAAGGGATTGCCAGAGAAATTCAGTGGCCTAGAATCGAATCCTTGTGCGTCATTTTTCCGTCGGAGAAGCTAAAAGGGGGTCAAAATGGACTACAAGAGCATGTCGCGCAAGCAGTTGGTCCTTCATTGCATCGCCTATGCGGAAGCGGTCCATAAACTTTCGAATGAGTGTTTCTACTGGCGAGGGCTGATGGCGCGTAGGACCTTCAGTAAAACTCCATTCGATCCCGGAACGGGAGAACGACCGAGTACAATTTTATCTTCCACTTCCTTGCCAGCGAGAACCGCTTTAATTGCCTGACGTCCGAAACGAACTTCTCTTTTTTAATGGAGTCCCCGGAGCGGCGGTGGACAATCCCAAATCCCGGTGGGCTACAAGGCTCCCACCCATGGCCGATATTGATGAACATACGTCATCCGATCTTGTCCGTCGCCGTTGTTCTTCCTTGGATAACGGTCCCCCCGAGGACAGTCGTTAAAATACCGTCAACCCATGGTGGGATATCCGGAAGATGTACGCTTGTGAATGTAGGAAGGGACACTTGCAGGAGAAGATAAATCCCCCTTATTGTCCCCACGATCCCGGCCCATATAGTTTGACTCTGGAACCACTTCTTTGTCCCATCCATTTTTGAATCCTCCTGTAGATTGAGCTTCTTCCCGATAAACTTCCCGATCAACGTCCCGACCCAGTTAAACATCATCGCCCTCCGATAATGGAGATGTAAGTCCGTCCTTCTTCCAATAATCTTTTGAGCTTCGGGAAAAAAGCGTCAAACGCCAGTCGGCTTTCCCCGATCCAATCCGCCTCTTTCGTGTTCCCGACCAAAATACAGCCCTCCGTCTGCTCGTCGGAGTTTCCGCAATGGATGCGTATTCCAGAAAAATTGGGGACATCGAGGATATGCGGGAGGTCTTTCTTGAACTTCGTCGACCAGTCGATGATGACCTCATAATGTCCAGCTGGAACGGCTGTCTTTTCTTTTATCTTTTCGCTGTTCCACCTGCACGTATCCTCCAAGGTCCAGCACTCGAATACCCCGTCAATCGATAGGGAGCCTATCGTGGATTTGTCCGTGAAGATCTGGCGATGGACTTCAATTCGAGGATTGATCACTTTTTTGTACCCCGTCCACTGGATCGGAATTGAAAGGCTGAACGTAGGGTCGCGCCCAGTCAGACGTTTCAGGAAACTGCATAGTGCATTTATCGCACACAAACCAAATCCCCCCAGAAGGTGAAACGTCCCATTCCTCTCGAAGATCTGCGCCACATTTCGGGCACGGAGGCACGTTCTACCTCACAATTCTAAGTATCTCCTTCTGACTCCCAAGAAGCGTTTTAACATCCTGTCGGATCTCCGGGAGAACCTTGATGGCTTCCTCAAGACGGGCGAGACGTTCTGCGTGTTCAGACGAAATCTTGTCGTCCTTTTCGCAGTGCTTCTCGATAACTTTACCTTGTCCCTTGATCTCGGTCTGCATCGCTCCCCACGCAAGGGCGGCGAGAATAGATGCGACGAAGATGGGCCAAACGGTCGAAAGGAGCTTGCTCGACAACTTATCGGAGGATCTCGTATTTTGCTGTCGATGCTCGTTCATGTGCATTTTCCTAGAAAGCAACCTCACTCTGGATCTGCTGAGTGACAGATTCCAGCCCCTGGCGAGCGCTCGTCTGAGCGACGCCGAACTCATAGGACACCACGGTAGCCCGAATGACCGCCATCATCATTCGACGAGAGAATTGCGCCCTCGTTTCGCTCGTGGCCGATGAGCGGTTCACGTCGTAGTTGTAAGCCCCGCAGAACCCGTCGATCACCCGAGGCAACAGCGCGTCGGGGATGGTGATGACGATATCCGCCGCTGATACCGGGGTCGCCAGTAACAGTAAAACCAGCAACCGTTTCATGCTGACCTCCCTTAGACTTGAGCGTTGGCGATAGCCGCCTGGATCGCCGCATTGATGGCCGTCACCTTGTCTAATTCCACTTGGAAATCAGCGCCGGAGGCGATCGCCGCCTTCAGCTCATCAATCGCCGCCGTAAGCGATAGAAGCGATCCCGTGATCCCGTCCAACCCTGCATTCAGTTCCAATCGCGTTGCCATTTTTTGTTCCATCCTTTCGATCCGATTTGTGAGACTTTGAAGTTCCTTGATAATGAACTCAAGCGCGTCATCTTCTCCGACTAAAATTTTCTTTCTCATGGGATTATCACCGTCCCCGTCACTCCTGATGTTGTGACGACAAGACCGTTCGGGTCAGATGAGACAATCCCCGAAATCGGTATGGAGTAATTTGGGAGCGATAGGGAACTCTCAAGACGGACCTGGACCGTCGCCAGAACCCCGGTACCGATTACGTTCTGATTGAGGCCAAAAATCAGAACGCGCAACCCTGATGGGAGCAGATTGGCGCTGGCGGACTTCCCGGAAGCCGTTGAAGCAGATCCCGTTGAAACGCTCTGGTAGGTGAATCCAGTCGGAAGAAGAAGGTCAAATTGAAGCGCACTGATAGACCCGTGCCCCTTGAGGAGCAAGACGGGGATCTGGATGTTTGATCCCTTGCTCCCATGGACGAGTCCGACCGAGAAAATGGACCCAGCATCCAGGTGAACATTCCGGTAGAGGTCAACAAGAGATGAATCGACGACACCGGCTGTTTGTCCGAGAGTGGTGATCCCCGAATTAAGTTCTGCGCGCGTTTTCATTCGATCATCCAAATCCGCTTTCTCTTGTAGGCACCGGGGACCGTCGTCGTGGTGGTGGTCGTTGTGGTGGTGGTCGTGGTCGTGGACCCGCCTCCGGTATACGTCCCTATCGTCCATGATGGCGTTGTAATGTAATTGTCAAACAGGGTCCCGCTGGAAGTGATTTTCAGGTAGTAGGTATTCCCCCAGACAGACGGCGTACTCCTGGCGACAAGATTCCACTCGAATTCGCTGTAGAAGTTCGAGATGATATCGACCGCATCCGCTGGATTTTCGTCGTACTGCATTCTCCCCGTCGTAAAATTGGCACCAGATTTTCCTGCAGGAGATGTCAACTGCGCCGTTGTCGCCTGTCCGCTTGAGGTGATCCATGGGGAGGAGGAAAGGTGGATCGGGGCCTCAATCTCCCTGATCCTTAACAGGACGGTTCCTCCAACAGGCCTTGCCCCGCTCCACGTCGAAGCCGTCATGGTGTAGGTGGAATGAAGCACCGCTTCCCCTGCGATGGCGACGAAGGTCGAGACGACGAGTCGCATATCGTTCCCTGTCGTGGTCGCGAGATCGTCCAATTCCCCGTCCCCTCCTCTATACGTGACACCGTTGGTCTGGACCGATTCTGATACAAAGCTCTGTTGATCGTTATTGATGGCTGATACAGCCACCACCACATCGGAACTTACGACGTTGAGGATGGTATTCATGGTCGAAAGCCAGACAGCACTGTTGGGAATACTGTCGCTCCCATAGACGGTCTGGAAGTCCCAGATATTCCCAGGCGTTTTATTGAATCGGTACATCGTCCCGAGGCCGCAACTTCCTCCAGATAAGGAAATAGATTCTCTCCCGGAAATCGTCATGGTGGATTCACGCACAAAAACGATGGCTTTCGCTGACCCGGAATCAACGCCTTCCGCCGCGACGGATTTTGCCGTTGCCGATGAATCGGCAAGCGTAGTCCAACCCGGAGGGATGGTCGGGACGACGGTCCCGGGCCTAACGCCAACGGCCATTACGAGTAAATCCCCCGATTTGATACCGCTCGGGTAGGGGACAAGAAGCGATGTCGACCCCGCTGAGGTTGTACCCGGAGTGAGATACCCGATAATTCTTGTCCCGTCCCCGATCTGGCCAAAGGTGACGCCGACAGAGGCTGTCGCGTAGTCAAGTCTGTATTGCGCCGATGTCACGTCCATGGAAGAATCTACTACCCCCCGGAACCGGACATTGGTCCCGGAGGATTGCGTTAAGTTCGCATTCTCGTCCGCCGACCACGTGGCGCCCGTCTCAGACCCATCATCGTTTCGAAATCTGAAATTTCCTTGATCCAAGGGAGGCGTATCGTATTCGATATAGAGCTTCGGGCGACTCCCGGCGGTCGCATAGTCCGACGTGTAAATGTTGGTATAGCTCGCGTCATTATTTATGACAATTCCGTAATTCCCTGTATTCACCCAACTGTAGACCGTCTGAGTGCTTATGGAAATTGCCAACGCCCCTGCTCCACGACTGTTTAAATTCTCCGTGACGCCAATGCTTGAAACGTCAACATCTGTCCCGATGACGCCGCCCCCGTTACTCCCCCCGGCCCACGCTGTTGTCCCGGTCGTGTAATTCCAACAGGCCCCCGCTTCCGTCCATGTGCTATTCGCCGATTTTATATTCCAAATCCTCATATAGTGATTGACCGCCGAATCGGCGGTCGAGGCGACCAAAGTTACAACTGCGCTACTGATAACGGCTCCAGCCGGGATAGACGTTACATCAAACTTTATAAATACATATTGCGTATAAGTCCCATCTCCGTTGACGGCAGGGTTCGCCTCTGTCCCGTCCGTGGTGGTGGCCAAGTTCTTCTGGTTGTAGGTATCTATGCCAGCGGTCGCATCAGGCTGGACCGTAAGTGTCGTCAACCCGTGGGCAAGGGCGGGGAAAAGGAATACCGACAGGGCGACCCACCGGAACCGGATCATGTTCCATCTACTGTGTAGTCGATATGAATGCGGACGATATTCGGATCGCTCGCCATGGAGATGATTTGGAGGTTCAGCGGGACATTCGCCGCGATGGGGGCGTTCGAGAAACTCGTCGTCGATTCCGTGTTGTTATCACACGCAAGATTCCCGCTGAGGACATTGGTTCCAGCCGTGTTCGGGGTCGCTTCGGCCCGTTCGTCCAACTGTATCGTGAGTGTCCCCTGGTCCGTCGCGCAGTAGACGCGCGTGATCGTGACGGCTTTGGCAAAAGCGAATTGGACGTAGTTGGAATCTCCGACCGTCGGCGTTGAGATGGCGACAGATTTGGTCTGTGCGCGGAGGATGCCAGTCGAGAGTTGGACGGCCAACCCCCCCGCCAAATCTCCCGTTACGCCAGTCGAAAGGCTCACCTTGTACCCCAAAACGCCCGTTGTCCCCGTCGAGAGGCTGACTTGATGATTAAACTCTCCCGTCACTCCAGTCGCTTGGGAAACTTGATATCCGAGGAGCCCCATCGTTCCTGTCGATAAGCTGATCTTCCATAGATCCTGCATGGACCCCGTAGAGAGAGACACCTTATAAGGCAATACGTCCATAGTCCCAGTAGCGAGCGACACTTTGTAGTAGAGGTTGTCCATGACGCCTGTCGATAAGGACACCTTCCAAAGATTCTGCATGACTCCTGTGGCGAGAGACACCTGATAGGGCAAAGTCGCCATCGTCCCCGTAGAGAGCGACACCTTCCATAGATCCTGCATTGATCCAGAAGAAAGGGAGATCTGATATCCAAGGACTCCGACAGTACCCGTGGATAAGCTGATGATCTTGTTTTCGACCATCCCCCGGATGGTCCCGGTGTCGAGCTTGACGGTATTTAAGTCTGTTCGGATAGTCCCCGTGGCGAGAGCAACAGCGGCAATAGAGCTGTTGATGGTCCCCGTGTCGAGTTTGACCTGATTGAGATCGGTACGGATTGTTCCTGTCGCGACAGCCAACCCCTCAAACGTCCGAGAGTTCCCCTGGAGCGTAACGCTGGATGGACTCAGTTCGATTTCGGCTGTCGCGCTCCCAAGGAGAGAGATGTCGAACTGCGAACCGTCGAAGGCGAGAATTGAAGTTGGAGAGGATATCTTTACTCCTCCGTCGAATACGGCCAACGACGAGGAACCGCCACCTCCTCCGCAATCTGTGTATCCAACCGTTCCTCCCGTTGTCATGGTGAGACACTGGAGAGATCCAGGGACCGCATCGGGTAGGGTTATGGTGTAATTTGTCCCTATAGCTGAAGCGGGTTTAATGGAAACGTGGTTCGTGTTATCAACGTCATAAAGTCTGAAATAGGGGACATGGGGTGGTTCCGAATAGATATCGGCTCTCGCATAGAACCCTGGGCCGTCCCCATCTTCGAGATTAAAACCGCCAACATCTTCACCCCATACATTTTGAAATCGAAATCTCCTAATTTCCGATCCGAGCGTCACGTTCGCGAATCCCCACTTGGCCTCGGTTGTATCTCCACCTCCTCCATTTGAAATCCAACTAAAATCACGAGTCCATGAACCCGTCCCGTCGAAACGAAATGTGAGTGGGTTTACGGCTGTAAAAGTCGCCGTCGTCGCGTCGAATCCTTGGTCCAACTGGAAAGAAACGGTCGCGGGTTCAACGGCATATCCTCCGCCGCTTCCACCAGCCGGAGTCTGCCAACTCCCGTCCCCTCGCCAGAAGGTCGAAGATGTGGCTCCCGATCCGGCGGCCAAGTTCGTGACGGGGAGGTTCCCCATGACTCCCGTGGAAAGAGAAACAATTTTGTTCTCCACCATCCCCCTGATAGTCCCGGTATCCAGTTTCACTTGATCGAGATCGGAGCGAATGGTGCCCGTCGCCAATTCGACCGCAAGTCCAGCTGGAAGATCCCCGACCGTCTCTGTCGAAAGACTCACCTTGCTGGCCGACATGAGGTTCTTGTTCGCATCCGTTTTGACAAACTGAGAAGCCGTCAACTGGTTCATCTGAACGTCGCCCGCATCCACTTGGATAGCGCGGTTGATCGTCCCGCCTGTCGCACTCGCATAGAACCCGACGCGATTCGTCGCGACACTAGGTACAGCCTTAAAGCATGTCGAGTTTGTTCCCCCTGACCCTGTATTGAAACAGTCAACGCCGATAAACGTATTTGTCCCTCCGGCACTTCCCTGCATCTGAATCCCCGTGTTTGTCGTCGTCCCCCCGGCCTCGAACCTAAACCCCGTCCAGGCCCCCGTTCCCCCTCCGGCCATCTTTATCCCAATGAGTTCCTGCCCTCCGGCTGTATTTCCGTAGAGGTAGACAAATGGAGTCCCGGTCGTAACGGACGGAGGAGCGATGTCCATGACGGACGCGACAAGAGGGCCGTCCGAGTTGAATTTCAACTTTGTCATGTGGACTTGTCTATTGGCGAAGATGGTCGCACCGCCAGAGAGGTAAGAATTTGAACTGATCGTCATGCCCCCGCTCCCCGTCACCGTCATGCTCGTTGTTGAAGCATTGAAAGCGTTCATGGCGATGGTAGACCCCTGAATCCCGAAGTCCGCCGTGATCGTCTTTGTGGAAACATGAGAACCCAGGTTGTCTCCGCCGCCAGCACCGCCGGAGATTGTGACGGTGGCCGTTGCACCCCCCGTCAGCGTGGCCGCGACGCCGGAACCAACGAAATTGACGATGGCGGTTGGACTTGAAATCTGTACCCCCTCATCAAAGATGGCGAGAGAAGATGATCCGCCCCCACCGCTTCCAATCGTGAGCGTAACGGTCCCGTCCCCATTGTCCGTGAGTGAAGAATTTGTCACCTTGAGTTTATAGGGGAAAGCCGACGGAGATCCGTCAATTTCTTCGATATTAAGAGGGGGGCTATTAACATCCGCTGATAGGAAAATCGGAGAAACAAGAGCGACGAGCGATAGGAGTAGTTTTTTCAAGATTCCCACTCCATGTAACGGACATCCTGCGTCCCGCTGGCCGCTATCCCATAAATAGACCCGCGCAAACCGTCGAAAACACGGTTGAATGAGGCGGTTGCTCTTGGGATGAGGGGCATCCCGCTTGTTGCATCGACCGCATCGTCGAATCCGATATAAACAATAGCGGTCCCGTTGTTGTAGACCGTCACCCCGCGGCGAAATCGGTTCTTCGCGACAACAAGCGTCGCGTTGGTATCAACGCTGACGGAATCGTAAGTGTTCGCCATACATCCTCCCTAGTTACACGCTTGCGTCCGCGAGCTGACGGCGACGAATGAGTTGATCCCTCCCGTTGAAGTGCAGACGGAATCTCGAACGCAGTTCGAACAATAATAAGAGTCCCCTGCTATCGGGCGAGGAGAAGCAATGGCCTGAATTTGAGCTTTCATTTTTGATTGTGGTCTAAAAGGGCCTCCGAATATAGTTGCTCCAGAAGTTGATACAGAAAGATGATATGCGGTTGATCCGTAGGTAGAAACTACGACAGAGTAGGCATTTCTAGTCGATCCCTCAACAATAAATTCTCCGTCTGAAAATTTTCCGGATATTTTTGTCGCATTCTCATTTTTTACTTCGCTCATATCAACGCTTATCCCATAATCCGAAGTAGTGCCTGTAGATATATTTATAGGGACGACATGGATGCTGTAATTGATTCCTCCAACAGGAGAACTAGATCTATTCGCGACATAAATTGCGTGGTGGGATACTCCTCCAGGAGAACCAAAAAATTCAGGGCTAAACAGAAACCCAAAGAGATCCGCAGTCCCAGCAAAGCTGTTCGATATGGATGGATTCCACATGGTATGCGTTGCAGAACCGGCACCCCCCGTTTTCGATAATGTGTCTTGATACCTATAACAATAGCTATCTGGGTCGCAAGAAAGTTGATAATTAATCCAATTTGATCCACCGCCATTTATCCAAAGCCATGAATCCTGGTCCAGAGAAATAGTTGAAACACCCGATCCTCCGTATAATTGAGTGCAATTCTCGCCATTTAAATCGCAAAGTTGGAGAATCCCCGCTGGGCCCATTAACTTTGTTGTCCCGTCCACTATCAGCTTTTCTGATCCCGAATAGGACGTGCTACCGATCCTGACTTGGGCGACACTGAAAGTCGAAAACGCCACGCTGGATGTGAAAACCCACGGGGCCGTAACGGTCGTTGCGGCGGAAGGGATAGCGACGCTTGAATCAATAACCTCGAAATTCCGGTTCAGCTTCGCCCCCCAGCTATCCGCCTGCCCTGTCGTTGGAAGCGTCAGTCCAATACGCGGGGAAAGCGTATCGGCATAGCAACAACCTCCTAGAATCATCAGGAAGGCCCCCAGAATCAGTTTTGAGCGCATTTTCTTGTCCCCCCGCCTATTCATGCTCATTCCCAAAAATAACCTTCTCAACGCAATGCCCGGCCTGTACCTTCGGATCGCACAAGACCTTGACTCCCTTTTGATAAAGCTGGCTACATAGCCACATATCCTCCGAACAGCCGTTGAAGGTGAAATCGCCACCGGTAGAGTGCGGATTAACATATTTAAAATAAGGCCGTTCGAGTTTCTTGATAACTTCCGTCCGGAATAGGATACACCCCATCCCGAACGCATGGACGCGCTGGACGACATCGAAAAAGGTCAAGGATTTATAGAAAATCGTTTGCTGGCCGTCCTCGGCGATGAACCCGTAGTCGTTCAGCGCCGCCCTTTTGCATTCAAGCGATTTCGACCACGGGCTGAACGTCCCCACAACGCACCGATGCGGAAGGGCCTTCCTGAAATAGATCCCCGTCACGGCTCCGGCCTCCGGTTCCTCTTCGAGAGTCTGGAGGAGCCGCAGAATCGTGTCTTTCTTGAAAACTTGATCCCCGTCGCAACACATCAGGTAGTCGGCCTCGTATTTATTGGAGACCGCCAGATCGAAAGCCTCGTTCCGGTTCAGGTCGATCGGGAATTTGTCATGGATGAGATAGTCGAGTTCGACCCCTTTTGACAGGAGTTGTTTCTGGACGTCCGGGCCCGTCATCTCTAGGAACGACCGAAATACTTTCGAGGAGATGGACGCGAACGTCAAGGGCATGTAGACGAGGAGTTTCATCTTTGTCCAGTTTGAGAACTTCCCCCAAGGGCCCTGTAAAGGCTCCCCATAATAGGCGATGCTCCGGTAGCGGCGCCCAGTCCCCACTTAACAGATCGCGGGACAGCGGCCCATGTATTCTTTATGGCCCTTGGGACAGATTGAGACATGGCAAGAGACTTCGCCGCCTCTGCCCTCCCGGAGATTGCCTTCCCGAGAGAATCCTGGACCCACCGATTCAACATTTTAAGTTTCCCCATATCGTTGTCGGTGAGGGGGACGGCCTTTCTATTTTTACGGATAAAATCGAGCTGGTCTTTGATTTGCTTTAACAGTGTTGGATTTGAAACCCCGATTTTCCCTTCCCCGATACCTCTTAGCGTAGAATCAATGAATTTAACGGTTGATGCGGGGCCGGTAACACGCTTTAAACTTTCGACGGTCTTAGGGACTCCCGCCTGTTTTTCGAGCCATCCTATCTCCTTCCCGAAGCGAATCCTGTTTATCCATGGGACAATAGCGAGATCCCCCACACCGGACAAAACGCCCTCTCCGACCTGAGCCACCGTAGAAGGTATTTCTTTCCCTTTCCCGACGGATCGCAGGAGCGCATTCGATATTTGCCTACCCCCAACGGTCCCAGCGACAGTTCCGAACGGGACTCCGCTCATGGCCCCAATGGTTCCCGTTATGGCGGGGATCGCCTTCGCCGTCGCTACAGGGTCTTGTGTCGCCCCGAATTCAGCCATAGGGGAAGGAGAAAGACTCGCCGCTTTTCGGAACAGCATCGCCCGTTCTTCGTTCCCCGGGAGGAAAAACTTCCTAAAATCATCTATCGTATTCGGAATGTCCTCTTTTTCTGACGGAGCGGATGCCCCAATATATCGAATAGTCATTATTCAATCACCGCCATTTCGTTCCCAATAATAACAAGCCCTTTTGCTCCAGACTTCTCTGCATCCCGCTCTGTTGAAAACTTCGGTATCCCGGATTTAGAAGAAGAAATTTCTCCGGGAACGCGATATCCCATCTGTTGCATGGACGATCTCTTATTTTCGATGACGCTGCTTACGGCTTCGTCAAACGCTTTTAATCGCGCGATGAAATCTTGGTCCGATGTGTATTGTGACGGGACCAACTTTCTGAGCCTGGAATATTCCTGCTCATTTATCTGGGCTCCGCTCCTTGCCCTCAAAAGAGCATCGGACATATCATTGATCGATCTCATAAAGTAGGCCGCTTTTTCGGATGCGCCTTCTCCGGTAAATTGTCCGGCTCTCGTCATCATCGCGTCCGAGGCTCCCGTAAATTTATCACTGTAATTCTTAGATGCTGTCTTGATGAGATCCTTTAGATACCCAAGATCCCCGATCTTCGCCGTGTCTGTCGCCGGAGCTGTCGGGGCGACCCTCGGAGTTATGCTACCCCCGATAGGGATAGAGGATACGGGAGAATCGGCCTTCGCAGGAGCATCCATAGGCAAAGGCGCGGACGATCCCTGAGACTCCGGTCCTATTCTTTTTGGTCCTTGTGGAGTAACGGCAATATAATGGGGGTCCCGTGGATCCGGGTTGAAAAGAACAAGGTTCCCGTTATATTGGAAATTCGCCTGTTGCCATCGAGGGAGATCCGTCGTTTTTGTCTCCTTCGGTGAATAATCAGCCAGGACTTTCAGCGTCGGCGTTACCGTCGATAATGTTTCTAGCGGGATATCCTTCGCCCATTCTCCGCCGGGAGGCATTTTATCCCCGAGGACCTCGCTCAGAGATTGAAGCTGGATTTTCTTGAGACGTTCCTCGTTTTGCCTCGCCTTGTAAGCCCTCAAACCTTCATCGACGCTCTTAACAGCTCCGAGCGTCGCCTCTAAATCCTGCGAAGCCCGAGAAGGCCGCGAATAGGCTTCCGCCAATAACCCGTAGAGATCACTTGCCATAAATCACCTCATCCTCATCATGTTCGGATAGGGGTCGTATCCCCTGATACCGCTTAGCGCCGATTCAAGGTTATATGGATTCGACGCTGATCCGAGGGGGACTTCCCCCGCCTGATTGAAATAGTTGTAGGCCGATTTACCGGCCCCCGCTACCGCAGGGATGATCTGGCCCGCCAGCGTAACACCGCTCATAATCTCCTGCCCGAGAGACGGCGCATAGGCTCTCCCGACTTTCTTCGCCAATGCCATCTGCCTCTGATGCTCCTGTTCGCTTAAGAGGTCTTTATACGACCCTTTCCCAAGGACCCCGTAGAGCATATCCTCAACACCGCGATTCGCCATCGTCGAAGATCGTCCAAGTTCTTCTCCCGTATATTCTCCCATAGGACGACCGGAAACAACTTGGCCCTGCCTATTTCTCCCCTCGATTCGACCGAGGGAAGTCTCAAGGGAAGCCCTCCGCTTCCCTTCAATATCCGAAAGCGGATTCTTAAGCGGATTCACGAGCCCGATATCTCCAGCCGTTAAAAAAGCCATTGCATCCTCCTGTTATTGTGCGCCAAGAACACCACCAGCGACTCCTCCGGCAACAGCGCCCCATGGACCCCCGACAGCACCACCCGCCGCCGCCCCGGACCCAACACCGCCCATGATGGAGCCAAGCTTGCTTCGTTTGTTCATCTTGGCGATCAAATTCGCCAATTCTTCCTGACGCTGAAATTCGCGTTGCGTCACATAATCGTTCGTCGGGATTTGTCCCAAAGATTCCGCAAGAGAAGATTCCACCCCTCCGAGTCCTGACAATTCAGCCGAATCGAGATCGGCCAGCGTGTAATTGGCAACGCCTGAGCGCAAGCGCCCGGAAGCCGCCTGTTGCGCGATTGCCTGTCTACGTTTCTTGGCGGCATCCTGCTCAACCCCCATGGAGGCCGTTTCGGCCTGGCGGCCAAGAACATCTTCCAGATTCGACGGAGATCCTGCGTCAAAAAGAGCCATTTTTCACCTCACGTAAACGCCGCGTAACGAAGCGTTCCATTCACTTTAGTATAGAGCCTGTTCAAAGTTTTGTCGTACACAAACGTCAATTCGTCCACGTCCGCCGCGATGGGAGGGCTGGTCCGAGAAGGACGAAGCGTTCTCGTCGCAAAAGATCGAAAAAGGGCGTTCATGTCGGTGAACATGGAGGATTCATTCCTGTAAAGCCCCGACTTCAAGACGGGCTGTTTTGGGTTGACGCTCATTCAATACTCCCGCGCTGGGGGCTCACCCTGTAATAACAAGTAATCCCATTGACGCAAAAAGGCTGATCCGCCCCGTTGATCCTGACGCGGAACCTTATTCCCTCGGACATAAAATTGATATTCAAACGTTTTGTGAAAGAGGTCGAATCGCCGGAATCCCTTGTCAGGTCGATCGATTTCTCCGTGTAGGTGAGTCCTTCATCCGTAGACCATCCAATAGATAAATTGTAAGACCCGCTCCGCTCCGTATCCACGAGGAGTTCCCGGCCTTTCAGCATGAATCCGTCTTTCGAGAAATCCGCCGTCTCATAGTAGGAATCCATCGCCGATCCGTTTTTTGAATATCCATACTCAAGACGATAAATAGAACCATCCTCGCTCGACCCGGCGATGTAGTAGTCCTGGAACCGGCAGAAGGACAAAACCTTGAAATCTTTCTTATGCCACGGACTGTTGAAAGTGGATTTCCCCCTGACGATAATAATGTCATTTTCTTCGGCTCCGAGCGTGGCCGCCGTAAGCCAGTAGCGATTCAAAATGACGATAGAGGCCACGTTCTGCAAAGTATTGACGCCGACACCGGAGGATAGAATCCAGTTCACCGTAAAACTGTCGACGTAGGGCGCCTGGGTGGCGTCTATTGTCGAAAGCTCAAGTTTGATCTGTATATAGACGTCCGTTAAATCGGCGGAAGGAAAAGCGCCGGGGACAATCGCCGTCCATGATTCAGAGGCAACACCGACGGAAGTGGCGGCGGCCCTATAGTAGGCGGTGACGGTCTGCCCTGCCTTGAATTGCGATACCTGGAAGGCTCCCCATTGGAAAATATCGCCCCCGGTATTGTGAATCTCTGAAATATAGGTGCTTCCGACGTAAACCTTGTCGATGACAGGCGTATAGACTCCTGTAGACGAATAGAGATAGACCCCCCATCTCAGATATCGTTTCGACGCCGAAGTAATAGCGGCCCCATTCGCTACATTCGCCTCGGAATCCCACGTGGAATTATCCGTGGAAGATTGCGTGAAGAATTGATAAGCCTCTCCGTTCGAAACGATAGCGGCCGCAAGTGTTCCGTAGGAAGCAGGGGCGGTCCCAAAATCAAGCGATCTGGAAATGAATTTTCCATCCGTCTCGTAAGCGGCGCCATAGATCTCGATTTCCTTCAATAAATAATAAGCCTTATTCGCTACGCAATACAATCTCCAATAACGGGCGTTTGTCGTTGTGATATCGAGCGTTAAATCTGTTGCGGCGCGGGACTCCCAGTCCGATGTGTTCGGGAACATGACGGGCGATCCGGTCCCTGCGTAATAATAAACAACCGCGGGAGCTTGAGATAAAACGCTTCCTCTATCCGTCCAGGAACTCCCGTCACTGGAAGATTCTATTCGCAAGGCCGCTATATAAACACTAGAACTACCATCCGATTGGCACTCCGCATAAAAACTTTTGATAACGATCCTCGAAACGTAAAAAGCCTCCCCGAGATCGACCCCCCAGGAAAAAGACCCGGAACTTACATTGTTGAGATGCCCCGCCCAGTTGCTCGTATTCCCGTCTGTAATGAAAGCGACATCTCCGACTTGAGAGGTGTATCCGGTCATCGACGAGGACTTCCCTGTCGAAAGAAGGCTCCCGTAAGCCCCCGAGTTCACACGGGCGAGCTGGAGATATCCGGCGTTCTCGGAATCCGTCGTGTCATCGTGCGTTCCTGCGGCGAAATCCGCTTGTGCATTATCTGCCGGGACCAGCGTAAGCCGATCGTCGGTCGTTACAAGGTTCGCAGGGACTGTCCCGAGAGCAAAGTCCGTCGCTTCCGAGACATTCCAAAACTGGTTGTTGAGGAGGGATTGCTGGAGGTTCCTGAACGCGAACACCCCTTCTTCCGACGACGCCGGATCGACGATATCCGAGACGCGGACGGATTCTTCCCCGTCGAAAACATAGAGGCCGTCAACACCGATGAACTCCGCGAAGTTGTCGCGAATCTGGATGGATTCCTGAAAACGAGTCCCCGTGGAGGACCGCGTTTTCACGCGCGAGTAGTTGTATTCGTCGTAACCCGTGATCCGCCACATCGAATATTGCTTTGAGCAATAGAGATACCCGCGAAGAATAAATATCCCCGTCCCCCGGTCTGCATCGCCCTCTGAAATCTGGATTTCATTATCGGCTGGCCAGGCATCGGCATCGTCCGGAGTAATTTCTGCTCCCGTCGAATCGGCCAATGCCGAGAACCGGGCGGCGGACAAATCTCCGTCGATCCCATACATCCATACGCGCTCATCGTGGTAGGAAATAAACTTCCCTTTCGGGACGTTCGGAGTTCCGGCCGTTCCGTCCAACGTGGCGAGGGTCGATCCGTCCCATGTCATAACGGGATCTGATCCGTTCGTGAGCCATACCTTATCGCGGATGACCATCCCGCGAAGCTGGAAATACTCCGAAAGTCCCGTCGTAATCTGCGTATAGGTCGTGTAGTCCGTCGTCCACCAGACCGTCACTCCGTCAGAAACAATCAGCTTCGATGATCCGTCGGATGTTTTAAAGAAATTGAGTAGAAAAGTGGGCGGGTTATCGCTGGGGAGCGTCCCCAGTTTGCTGTACCCCATGGACGTGATAACAGATCCGGGCTTCTCGTCCATCCATACATTTTGATTGTTTGGCGAATGTCCCTTTGGGAGTTTGCTCGGAGACGCGGCGGTATTAAGCGTCCCCCATTCGTCGACGATAACCTGCTCGGCTTCTTCGATGAGGGCGGTCATGGGGTATCCACGTTCGTCCACTCGGTCGTCCCGTAAGAAAGAATATAGGTCGCGCTCCCTCCGTAGGGGCCTTCCCCGTAATTGCCTTCCCCGTAAGCGGACCCTTCAACCGTGATGGTCCCGGCATCGCCGACGCCAACAAAGTCGATTCCTTCGTCCAATTCAACGGAGGTGAAAGGAACGCCCTGCTCAATGGTATTCGTGAAATCAGCCATATCCCCTCGGGTCGGACCACCGGAACCTCAAGAGATCATCCGCGAAACGCTGAACCTTCGACTGGAGGCGTTTCTTATGCATCTCGTACAGGTTCATGTTATGGTCCGCCGACTTGATATTTCCCATAGACTTTTCGCACATGAAAGCCGCGTAAAACGGCAAACAATCATTGAAGGCCGAGTGAATGTCCGGCGTCGAAACGTCGTCGGACAAGTCCGGGGGAACTTTGATGTATTGAATCTGGATGATCTTTCCTGACTCCGTGCTGTTCGGCTTCGGGTAAAGTCCGAACTTCGCGTTGTCGGATTTATAGGCGTACCTCGGAGTTCCGGAAGGAGCATTCTGCCAGGTCGACGAAAGAACCGAAAGATCGGACCGATCGAGGACCGTCAGATCCGTTCCGTCGAAATACACATCTGATAACGAAACGAAATCATCGGGAAGCGTATAGACGGGCTGATCCGCGACGGAAGTGGCTTCCGCTGTCTGCAGGGGCCATTCGACATCCACCCCCAAGTAGCGGATCGCCTGGTTCAGAAACGAATAAATCTCCGAATCCGTAAAATGCGAATTGCTGGAATCTTTCTCGTCGATCAGCATCCGCACTTGCGTGGTGAGGCTGACGCGATTCGCCATTAGAGTTTTTCGGCTTCCCGGCGGACAAGCGTGATGAACTTACCGATTTTCTCATTCATCGCCAGAAAGTTCGTTTCCGCATCTACGGCTTTGGATTTCTGCGCCTCAACGGAATTCCGATCTCTTAAAACTTCGGAAGCCGCCAGCTTGATTTCTTCCCGCTTGGCTTTAAGATCCGCCATTTCCTCATGGAGCTTTGCGGATTCCTGGCGGAGAAGTCCAGCCTTTTGTTCGTATTCATGGGACCACGCGATTTTGATGTCCTCGATTTCTTTGAGGATTTTCACTTTCTGCGCCGTCAGGTTCTGGATGTCATTTTTGACCCCCAAGAGCCTCCCCTCCCATGCGTTGATTTCGTTCTGGAGTTCTTTGACGGACTGGATCGTTGCTTCTGTTTTGGCGTTCATGGTTATCCTTTCGGGAACGAGTATCCCCTGGGAGGCGCGTAGTAGAACACCCGATTTTCTTTCGGGTCCCACCGTCGCGCCTTGATGTCTCGAATATGGGCCGTGGTCCCGTCGGGGTCCATCGGATTTTCGTGTCCCCTCTCAAACAAATTGCATCCCGCCGGAACTGCCGGAGCGTGGAAACAATGTCTGCATACCCACGCCTCCCCGTCCAGGTGGAGCGTCGAAGAAGGCTTTCCGCAACCAGCGCAATTTTTCATTCAAACACTCCCCCGCAGGAGGCTCCGAAGAACCCCCTGCGGGATTGAGACATTATTCTCCGCCTGTCGCGTAGCCCGCTTCACATGAAACGCCGAAGAACGGCATCGTCGCGGGACCGTTGATCGAGACCCCATTTTGAAAAATAAGGGGAGGATCAAGAGTCACCTGCTTCTCTGCCGTGCTGGTCGCTACAATGTAAAACGACGGGGTGGACGTTGTGTTAGCGGTGTTGGAATCCCGCAACACAATATAGTCCGTTATGGCCGCCGTTGCTGTCCCTGCGAACACCGAATACACCGTCGCGGGACCCGAACACGCCAAGGCCGCAGAAGCTGAGAAGTTCACGATCTTCTTCCCTTTTGCTCCGCGCACATTTGACGCATAAGACGCCGAAACCAGTCCCAGAACCGCAATCGAGAGAACGACGATTAGTTTTCTCATGGTCGTCCCCCCTTATGCCGCGCTCTGGACCCACACTCCATGATCGTCGCGGAGTTCCGCAACGCCATAAAGGGCAGACCCGGCGTAGTTCGTCGCGTATTTCGTTCGAGCAAACTTCTCCATCTTGAAGTCTTTCTGCATCACCACTCCGAAGCATTCGCGGTGGAACAGCACGTTGTCTCGTTTCGAGGAAGTCGTATAGACTTCCGTCGACACTTCAACGGGCGTTCCGTAGAGACCGACAATGCGCCCATCGCCGACTTGAATCCCACGCGAGAATCCGGTGGTATTCGCCAGCGTGAACTTATCGATCGCCATGAGGTCCGCGTGAGCCACGGGAGCCAGCACCCAGCATCGATCGTCTTTCGGAACGTCCCCATCGTCCAGATACCGTTGCGCCAGAAGGACTTTCGAGTCCGACATGGGGCCTGCGTCCTGGATGGTGTAAGACCCCAACGAAGGAACGAGATCAAGGATGTCAGAGTCCTGGATTTGAGAAATGGCTTTGCCAAAGGCATCGGCAAATTCCGCTTCCCATTGCAGGATGGCCTGAGCTTCCACGATATCGACCAAGTTGGCCGAGACGTTTTTCCATTTGTTGATCGTCACTGATTTCGCCGTCGGGGAGATTTCGGTGTCTGTGAAAGTCCCGTCGGTTGTGCTGATGTCGGAGGGCGTCAGTTCCGGGAAAATCTGGAACGTAACGCGATCTCCTGCTCGGGTGATATTCCCCTTCACCATAGGGTCTCCCTCGATCCCGTTCAGACAGTGTTTCCACACCTTCGACGCCGCATAGCGGGCTTTAAGGGCTCTCGCCCTGAGCCACGCTGGAACGGCTGTCGAAATGCCTGTAGAGTCGAGGCCAGTTTCGTTTGCCATGACTTATTTCCTTTTTGCGGTTTCCCGCTAGATTACTTCAGCCGGTTTTCTCGAACGGCATCCTCAAACTCCCGGTTTAAGACGTCGAAGGCTTTGACTTGTTCTGGGGTCCATTTCGACCCAGAAAACTTGTCAATTTCACGCTTCATGTCCGCGTCCGTCCATATTCGTTTGCCTCCGGTGGACGTGGTGGAACCGGCCACCGTCGACGCTCTCGCTTTGATAGAGGACTTGTCGCCGATACCCTTCTGTTTCTGCCAAAGAAACATCGCGTATTCGGCTCGCTCCATCGGGCGAAGATTCATCATAGACGGCGTTGATCGGACAATGTCAGCGACTTCTTCTTCATCTTCCGGCGTGAGGCCCTTCTGAGTCCGGATGAATTTGGTGGCTTCCGACGTTTCTTGCTTCCATTCAGCGGTCTGTTCGCGTTCCTGCTCGGTCTGCCTGAGTTCGCCCAAGAGTTCTTCCTTGAACGATTTTAATTCAGCCCGAGTGAGTTCGCGGGACACATCCTCTGGAGCTTCCCAAAACGTCCTGCTGGGACGCTGGTCGTTCTGAGCGGGGCGGAGTTTCGCTTCGAGGTTGTCCAGCCGGGATTGCAGATCCCCGACTAAACTTTCCCGTTGCGAACGCTCCTCGCGGAGTTTCGCTCGAAGTTCTCGGATGGTCCCGAGTTTCGAGCGTCCACTGAATCGCCCTTGACGTCCATCGTCCGAACCACCTTCGGAAAACTCTTGCGAGTCTCCGGCGCTTTCTCCTGACGGATTTTGTCCGCCTTCGGGGGCAACACTCCCCGTCTCCGGTGAAATATCGGAGGTCGTTTTTACGGTTGCTCCGGGGGTCGAAACATCTTCCCCCGCGTTGGCTGTTCCTGACTCGATCACGGTGAGTCTCCCTGTAACGGGCCGTAGCCCGGATTTACTTTTCTAGTAACAGTTGTAAAGAATGTTGACGTTCGACGTTCCTGTCTTTGTGTAAAAAATTCCCGTTGAATAAATCACGTCGAATACCTGGCATCCGACAGCGCGGGTATCAATCAGCCCCGTCGTCGGGAACGCCGAAACCGTCCAGCTCGAATTGGACAACTGGATGTTTGATGTCACTTGAGCTTGCGTCGCGCTCGATACGCATACTCCATGCAGAACAGCCCTGTAACCAGAGCACAATTTCTGAGACGCGGCGGCAACGTTTGTCTGGCTGGACGTCCATACCTCAAGCGCCATCGCCATGAGCGGCATCGACGCCACAACTAGAGCAATCAGGAATCGTTTCATTTGGGTTCTCCTCGAATTTCGTAAATCATTTTTTCGATCTCAATCTGCGTTTCCGACTTATCTTCAACTGAATCCATCTCAAGGATTGCCCGATCAATGGATGTAATCGCCAGCATGAATCCTTTTTCCTGCCCCGCCCAGTATCTCCAGGCCGATTTACGTCCCTGGGAAGCCGCCTTATCCCTGCCCTGTTGAACTTTTTCCACCTGTTTTCTCCATAATTCCTGCAGGAGTTTATAGCGGGGATCTTCCAAAAGAGACATGAGCGCGACCCGTTCAGAATTCATAGGGCTCCCGCCATTTCTTCCGCGGCGCTGACTTGGGCCGCATTTCCAAGTTCCCCGGCATTTGATCGCATTCCTTCCGCCGCCTGGACGCCGCTCTCTACTTGGTCCATCGCATTCGGCATCGGAGGCATTTGACCCGGGACGGTTGCTCCTGGGATCTGAGGAATTATTCTCCATACAGTTTTCGGATTCATCCCGATCCCCATGGCGAATTCCTCCACGAAAGGTTTTAAATCCACCTGGCCCATCTGGGGGTTCTGGTTCCGGATGGAGGTGATGACCTGGAGGAATTGCAGTAAGTCTTTATTCCTCTGGGGACGAAAATCCTTGTCCGTGACGATCTTGGTCATCACTTCCACTTCGGGCGCCAGGGAGTTCGGGAAGATACGGAGAGGTTGGGGTTCTCCTGTAACGCCGATAGAGAAAGGTTGGTCCAAGAACGTCAAATTATTCTCGTGCATTTTTGAAATATGCTCTCGCAGGAGGGAATCGCTTGCCACTTCCGAAAGAACGGACAAACGACGGACCGCTTCCGTTTGCGCGATCGAGGCTTCCGTCGCGGTGGCCTCGGTGACCATCGCTTGCAGATTGTCGGACGCCCCCGAGGTGGAACGGAATTCGGTTTTCATCATGTTCTCAAGCTGTATTCCGTAATTGACGCCTTCGAGTTGGGGACGAAGGGCTTTCAGCGACGTTTCGGGATCTCCGTCGACTTCGATCACTCCCCACGGCCTTATTTTCATCTGGCTCGTCTTGATATTGGCAGACCGATTGGCGAGCCACTGATTAAAAAGCGAGAAGGTAATAGTGTCGTGCATCCGTCCTCGGTTTGAATTAAGTTCGGGCTGGGTCGATTCGGCGAGTCTCCCGACTCCATACGCATATTGTTCCAACTCGAATTCATTCATATGGGCGAACAGGAAAGGTTTTCTCCGGTAGGACGATTCGTGACCTCTGGCGACTTTCGTATCGTTGAGGAGTCCGACGGAATACATCCGTCCAGATGGATCGCTTTTGATCGGGCCGCAATAGGAGATAACCTCGAAAAGTTTTGATGCGGCTGACCCGCTCCCGCTGAAAGGCCAATACCCCGCGTTCGACAACCGGGCCATGAGCTGAGAGGAAAGTGTTTTCTCGGAAGCTCCCGAGATGACGGACTCCACGGCCTCCCGGTCCCATACATCGGGATTTTTGATCGAAAGTTCCCGCAACTGTTCATCGGTCAGATAGTCAATCACGGCATACCAGGGCGACGACATGATGTCGAAGCACAGGGGATCAAACGCCATTTGAAGGAGGCTCCTGGGAAGAAAATCCGTCGATTCCCAGTAAGGTTTATCGCTCATCCACGGCTCCTCGATTCCCACCGTTCCGAAAAGAGCCATGGAACGAAGGGCTTTGAGGAGTTTTCGTTTATAGCGCGTCGCGACCTGTTGCCAGACCACAAGCTGTTCGGATATCCACAGTGATTCGGCTGTGACGTATGGATTTTTCGAGACGAATTGAAAATTGGGTTGGGCGGAGGTCATCGCGCGGTACATAAACGTCGCGATGGCTTCCGTGGCTCGCGTCGTTTCTGTGACCTGGGGGTTAGAGAACCCCGAAAGATCTCCTTTTCGGGCGGGCTTTATCAAACGCCAGTAGTCGGCGTAGGTGTTGAACCTCCCGAGCTGTCCTTCAAGCCTTGTTCGCCAGAAATCGACTTTCTCTTTGATTTCGTCCTGGACGTTTGCGAGCAATGGATCGATCATAGATACCCCGCCAGTGATTCTTCTTGGAAAATCGACTTAGGCTCATTCTCCGATTCCAGCGGATAGCGAGGACGCTTCCATTTGTCCTCGATCTCGGCGCGATGGCGTTTGATTTTTTCTTCGATGCTCAAATTCTCGTCTTTCCTTGGGTTGAGGAGCAAATCGTACTGGAGCATCTCGGCCATGTAGTGAAGGGCGTCGACTAAATCGTTTCCGCCGTCCTCGGTTTTTTCCATGGCCGTGTCTTTCCACGAATAAGACAGAAGCTGTTTCCGGAGTTTCCGGCATTCGGGATGGATCACGAGACGATCCTCTGAAATCAACTGCTGGATCATGGCTCTCGACCCCTCTTTTTTTCGGCTGGACAATTTGAGAGGTCTGATCCCTGCGTTCATGAAATGCCATTGGACGGTCAGCCCCCTCATCTCGGCGTCGGACTTCGCGGCGTCGTGCCCGATGATGTTTGAAACGATATTCTCATCCACGGTCGTCCGGTTCTCGATGATCTTGGCCTGAGCCGAAGGCGGGAGCCCATTTTCAGCGTGTTCCCGGTAAATGAAAAGTTTCATGCCGAGTTTTTTAGCCCACAAAGTCCCCGTGTCGTCCCGCATTCCCCAGTCGATCGCGCGGTAGCAGGAATCGCCCCTCTTCGGCATGGGAAACGCCTGGACGTGGCGGTCGGTATCTTGGAACTCATGGAACACACGGCCCACGGAGGACTCGTAGTTTGCCATGTATTCCTGGTTCCAGACCCTCGGGTCGCAACTCTTTTTGATTTTCTCGATTTCGTCCTTGTCGATATAGGGGTTGTCGCAAATCGTGTAATGGAACACCGCCCATTCGGGATCGTCCTTGGCGGCGTCCTCTAAATCCTTGAACCAGTTAAACCCGCTGGGGGTAGAGACAAAAAGGGCCGGGGCTTTATGGACGGACAAATTGGGCCGGATGACGGGAGCCCATACATCCGCCCGGTGGTAAGCGGCTTCGTCGAAAATGACGCCCGTGGGTTCAGGGCCCCGGAGGGAATCGGGCTCATCCGACCCCATGTAATACAGCTCGGAGCCGTTTTTAAGCGTAATGATGAGATCGGAATCGTTCGGTTTTTTATGCATCGCCTCTGGAGGGATCATGCGCTTAATCTCGGACCATGAAATCAAGCGTCCCTGTTTATACGTCGGGCAGATATACCAGACGCAGGAATCGGGAGGCCCGAGCCATTCCAGAATTTTATTCAGCGTGTAGGTGGTTTTCC